CTCTTCGAAAGTCAATAGCCAAAGCGTGCAACCATATTCCCTTAAAAAAGGTTTATCAGCGCACGACCGGTATATAACGATTAGGAGAGTTTATGTTTATCCGAATGCCAATAATCGAAGCAGCCAAAACTCATTGTCTAACAAACTCTGAGCAGAGGCTGACTGATATATAGCGTGTAGGATAACTAGTTACAAGGTAAATTTTCCTTTAAAAGCATCTTACTCGGAGATTAACATGTTAATCAGAAAAGGTCGCGGCAGACGTATGGCAGATGAAGCTTGTTTACAGTTTCTTCTGCTCATCGTCTGTGCGATACTCCTGACTTTCGTGGTTATCTTCGGGTCTGATGCGAATATCGGAAAGATTATCGACGGCCTTGTGAATGTACTCACAAAACATTTATGACAACCGTCGGTGAGTTTACATGGGCTGGCATTCTTTCGAATGCTGGTAAACTGCTTCCTGAGCCGCTCTCGTACAACGATGATACTGTTGTTTTTGAGTTTCGCTTGCCTTCAGGCGGATGGCAACTCCTCCGTTCCGGTAACGTTTTTAGTTTCCGGTTCGTTGATTTTGCTATTCGTTCTGAGATTAAGCGGGCTCCGAAACTTCGGTTAGTTTTTGCACGTAATCGTCTTGGCCAGCAGCCAATTTACACCTACGTCAGAGTGATATGGAGTCGAGTTCGCATTACTCCTTCTGGAGATATGTGGCTCTATTCCTATAAATATCACCCCGACCTCTTGGTGTTTAAGGTCATGCCGGCTGGACGTTCGATCGAGAAAGGGGCTAAGATTGTCCCTTTTGAAGCTCGTATGTCTAGTTTGCGTGGTCGTCCCATTCCAACAATTTATCAAGTTGCTGATCAATTGTCGGGACCGCGTGGTCGCGTTAAGCGATCACGTAGGAATAGTTTTGTTCGTAAGACGAAGAGTACCGCACGTTCCAATCCCGAGAACGATTCTCACCTGGTTGCGCACTACCGTGAAACGCAAGCTGCACCTTACCAACAGTTTGGTAATGATGCAGTCGTGCATTACAGTCGTTCGCATTCTGGATTGAATCGCACTCCCGGTTTTGGTTCCGTTCGTAAAAGCAATATGCCAGTTAATGCGCATAATGTTTCTCTTCTTCTTACCGAAGATGACCGGTGTGTTGATTTTCGCCATAATGACGCTAATACTACTTGGTTTAACGTCACTAGGGCAACCAGTCAGAACTTTACTATTCCCGCACCTTTCTCTTTTGGAGTTAATCCAAATACGAGAAACAAAGCTATTAAGTCTCTTCAAGAGAAATCTTCTCAAGGTGTTTCTAATTTGGCTGTTGACTTTGCGCAATTTGGGCAGTTTAACAGGCTTGTAGGCAATACAGCTTATAGGCTTGTTCATTCTGTCCGTGCTCTTCGTCGTGGCCGCCTTGATAATGCTCTTGAAGCCTTGGTAGCTGGACGCCCCACGACGGCCCTGTATGGTGGGAGACCTAGCAAATCGAAAACTTTGGCCAGTAATTGGCTTGAGCTTCAATATGCATGGAAACCCCTTATCCAGGATGTCGTTGAGGCCCGTCAGGCTTTACGGCAATATGCCTTAAAGTCTAACCTGGTGTCTGTAGTGCGGTCGTCTGCATCTGACGTACAAAAGAAGACTGGTGTGCTTTGGTCGAATGTAGCTCCTCCTGCGGATAGCCCTCCTAACGACAAAATTGGTCGGTATGGAACGAGCTATTTTACGCAGTATAGGTTCTCCGTTCGATTTCAAGCATCCAATCATCTCAAAACGTTTCTTCAGCAGACTGGTTTTAACAATCCCATTAACTTCTTTTGGGAAATCCTCCCGTTCTCTTTTGTGGCAGATTGGTTCCTTCCTGTCGGGCCTTATCTTGAATGCCTTTCGGCAAATCAAGGTTTGACTTTCCTGGATGGTTCCGAAACTCTGTTTATCAGAAGAGAGCATTTGGCTTCTTTCTCCTTTAGCGGAAGACTCGGGGGCTTGACAGCGGCTAATAACCGTAATGCATCGTTACGAGGAAGGTATTCTCAAACTTGGATCTATCATGACAGAAAGAAACTTTCGAGTTTCCCTGCTGTGACATTTCCGACGTTTAAGAACCCTCTCTCTATAACACATGCATTAAATGGTCTTGCCCTTTTGCGATCCGTTTTTAGGTGACAGGTGTAACTGCCTGATGAAGTAAGAAGCTTGCTACAATGTGCTGCACTTCCTAAACCAATAGCCAAAGCTTTTAAAACCTACTAACTTAAAAATTAGCAGGTAGCAAAAGACCGGCATATAGTGATAAAGATGTGTTGTACACCTTTCAAGGAAGCAAAAACTATGTCAGCTATCGCTGCCATTAAAACGTCCTCGATTCTTTCAGCAACCGAGAGTACAACCTCGGCCACTGTTGGAGTCGATAAGACGTTCGACCCTGAGGGATTTATAGCCCCAGGTGTAGCGCGGTACGTTGATCGTGCAGCAGGAATTGCTGCAGGGTTCCCGTACATCACATTTTCGGTCCGTCCCCCTTCTAAGGAGGCTCGGGTCTATCGTGTGACCGCGCGGGTGGGTATCCCTACCATGGAGACAGTCGGCACGGCCCCTTATATTCCGGGGCCGAAAGTCGCCTACAACCTTCTTGGTACAATCGAGTTCGTGTTGCCTGAGCGGTCGAGCGCTGCTGAAAGAGCTTTGCTCTTCAGCACTGTCCGGTCTCTCTTCGCAACAACGATCCAGGCTTCTGATGCGGCGCCAACAGATCTAACGTTGTCGCCTCTCATCGCCGGGGTAAACAGCTTCGAAAGCGTTTATTAATATACCGAACGTCAATAACCAAAGCAACTAAAGTTCGTTTAATTACGAACAGTGGTTGACCGGCATATAACTATTAGGTGTATTATTTCGCCTAGAAACTTCTAATGTTTTAACATTAGCGAACTCTGGGAGGTCGTTATGTCTTCTAAGAAGCATAATTCTCAGGTACTAAAATCCCTGAGTGCCCACCGCGTTACATCTGAGGTTACCTCTGATGCCATCTTAAGATATCTTCATTCCCTGGACTGCCCTCGAGCGTTAGCAGTTGCTCTACTCTTCAAACACGGAGAGCATGAGCAATTAGCGAAACTCGAGTGTAATCCGCTCAACTATATTTCCATGGTTGAGTTTCGGGATGCGTACACGGCTACTAAGTTTCTGTCTAAATTTCAAGATTTAACTCTTGATTATGACTTAGACTCTGTAGCTTTAGCTAAGTTTGAGAAATTCGAACAAAGCTGTGCGTCCACTAATACCCGCTTCAGGAATCTGTCTGTCGATCCGGATTATACCGGCCCGATTGTTTGGCTGCATTCTGCAGTCATCCATAAAATAGAACAGATTCTTCGTGGATTTAGTGCTGAGGAGTTCTTTCGACGGGCTAATTGGGGTCCTGGTGCCTCTACTATAATCAAAAGTAGAGATGCCAGTGCTGCAATTAAATTCCAGATAGAAACTGGGATTACGCGTGACCTATATGCCTTACTCCATCCTAACTTCTATGCCCAGACGCTGGGGGGACAGCTATCACTGCCATTCAAGGAGCAATCCTTGTTGGCAGCAGCCTACCCGCTTTGGTTTGAGCATTTGGAAAGTTCGGGTTCTTTCCCTAACTTTCAGGTTGGAAATAAGGTTGTCACTGTCCCCAAGGATGCGACTACAAATCGCGTGATAGCAATTGAGCCAGGAATTAATATCTGGTTTCAAAAAGCTATTGGTGAAATGATCAATAGTCGTCTTCGAAGGGTTGGGGTCGATCTTCGGTATCAGTCGAGAAATCAGCAACTTGCACATTCCGCTAGTCTTAGCGGAGTTAATGCAACTGTAGATTTTTCTTCTGCCTCCGATTCTATCTCGAGTGGACTAGTAGAGGCTTTATTGCCCCCTAGTTGGTTCACTCTTCTTGATAGTTGTCGATCTCGATTTGGTTTAACAGGCACCGACTGTAGATCATGGAACAAATTTTCCAGTATGGGAAATGGGTTCACATTCTCTCTCCAGTCGTTGATATTCTTTGCAATGTCTTCTTGTTGCAAAGACTATATTCAGATTCATGATGGAAAAGTACCTCATGAGTCCGTCTCTGTCTACGGGGACGATGTAATTATCCCTGTAAGATGCCTGTCTCTCTTTTCAGAACTTAGTGAGTTCTACGGTTTCTCCCTTAATGCTCAGAAGAGTTTTTCCTCTGGTCATTTTCGAGAGAGCTGTGGTTCTCACTATTATTCTGGAGTCGATGTTAAACCGTATTACCTTAAAGGTAATATTACCAACGTTCGATCTCTTTATCGAGCGGCAAATGCTATCCGTAGACTGGCTCATCGCCATAATAATTCTTATGGTTGTGATTACCGGTTCAAAGACACATTTGATTTCCTTGTAGCTCGGGTGCCGAAGGCGTTACGTCTTCGTATTCCTGAATCACTTGGAGATGGTGGCTTCATTGCGAATTTCGATGAAGCTACCCCTGTGCGGGCCAGGCATAGTATCGAAGGATACTATGTTCGACACGCCGTCGAGGAAAGTGTTACTTTCCAGTTGGACACAATCGGTCTTTTATTAGCCCGGTTGTGGGTTCCGTCATCGGCTCAATCGCTACAAAATTCTGTAGCGAAAAGAGGCCAAACAAGGCTTTCTCTAAAGAGGAGTCTTGTTCAGCAGTGGGTAGATCTCGGGCCGTGGATATAAGCGGCCTTTGTTTTCCG